GAAGAATTAAATGCGCTTGGTCTTATCGTTAGTGACGCCAAGATCAGCGGAAAGGATGCTCCGTTTATCGCCGCACTTTTGGAGAAGATTGCAGCTATGTTGCAGTCAAAAGACGCGCTAGACGATCTAGAGATTTCATAATGACGAATCTTGAGATTGCATCTTGTGCGGGATGTGCATATATGTGGTGTGGCGTAGCATCAACCAAATCGTAACTACTAAGGAGCGTAAAAATGGCGTGCAAAAAGCGTAAGGGTGGTGGCGGTAAGAAAGGCTGGAAATAAAATGCCGGCAGGAACGAAAGTCGCAAAGTGCGTAAAAGACGTGAAACGCAAATCTCCCGACAAGAATGCCTATGCGGTGTGTCAAGCGGCCACGGGCCAGAGTTACGCAACCGGAAAACCTATCCCACAAAAGAAGGGAAAGCATCGTGGGTGACCATCTCGTTGCGCTAACCCCGCAAGAGTCGATTGTCCTGGGCGCCCAGTCGCTTCGGACATTCGGCCAGATGTTCTTTCCGAAAACGTTTCGGCAGGACTCACCGGGTTTTCACGATGAAATTGGGCAGGCGTTGTATTCCAATGAACGCTTCAATGCCTTTGAGGTTTTTCGTGGTGGCGCAAAGACCTCCCTCTTGCGTGTCTTCACCGCCCAGCGCATTGGTTACGCAATTTCTCGTACCATCATGTACATCTCTGTGAGCCAAGGTCATGCGGTTCATTCAATTCGGTGGTTGAAGCGTGCGATACTCTTTAACAAGGTTTTCGCAGAGACATTTCAACTGAGTAAAGGCGATAAGTGGACAGACGAGTTGATTGAGATTCGTCACGGAATTGATGACGTTCCAATCACCGTTCTCGCCCTAGGCATCACCGGCCAGATTCGCGGCTTTAACGTTGATGATTATCGTCCTGACTTGATTATTGCGGATGATATTTTAAGTGAGGAGAATACTGCCACACTTGAACAGCGCAAGAAAATTGAGTCGTTGTTCTTTGGTGCGTTGTTGAATTCGCTTGCACCGTCGAGTGAGTCGCCATCGGCCAAAGCCGTTCTTCTACAAACACCATTACACCAAGAGGACGTTTCCGAGAAGTGTATGCGTGATCCGCAATGGCACGGACTGCGCTTTGGTGTGTTCGATGAGGCTGGCAGGTCGCGGTGGGAGAAGCGTCTTCCGACCGAGCAACTCCAACGCGACAAGGAATCCGCGATAATTCGCCGGCAGTACCAACTCTGGATGCGTGAGATGGAATGCCAAATCGTTAGCGGTGAGGATACGACCTTCGATATTACGCGGTTGGAATACTGGCAGGTGCTTCCAGCAGACATGTTGGTGGTGCTTGCAATTGATCCAGCATCGAGCGACAAGCCTGATGCAGATTTTAATGTGGTGATAGCCGTTGGCTTCATGGGCGCCGACGTTTACGTACTCGACTATTACGCTGAACGTGGGGTGATGCCTGATGCTGTTGCCGCGCGCTTCTTCGAGTTTGTGTGGCGCTTTCACCCACAGAAGGCGGCCGTCGAGTCGATCTCGTATCAGCGCGTTCTTAAATGGTATCTTGAGCAGGAGATGTACAAGCGGAGAACGTTCCTTCCGATTGACGCTGTTCAGGATCGCAGGAAGAAAAGCGACCGCATTATTCAAGCTATTGCTGGGTTATTGCATATGGGCTGTCTTCACGTCAAGGCCGCACACACTGATCTAATTGAACAGTTGCAGAATTACAACCCTGCCGACGACACAGAGCATGATGACATTCTCGATGCGTTGGCGATGGCAATCACAAGTGTCAATCCGGCACAACGTGAGCTTGAGGGTGAGTTTGAAGTTATCGACATGGACTACGAAGAGCCGGAGCTTGATCGGTATTCTGGCAAACGGCTCACAAACAATAAAGTAACTGGAGGTTGTCCGTGAAGAAGTACCCAAAAGAAACCTTATTGTTTTTGTCAGAACGCGTTCGTGAGCGCATTACGATGTCTCGTGATGCATTGAGTCAACGTTATTCTGTCTGGGCGGAGAACGAGGAGAGCTTCAAGGCGTATATCCCGACGAAGGACGCGGACGCCCTTCGCAAACAGCAGAGGAAGGAAGGCATTCCACAGTACACAACAATCGAAGTGCCATACAGCTATTCGATTGCTATGACTGCGCATACGTATTTCACCAGCGTTTTCATGACGCGAAGCCCTGTTCTCCAACTTGCTGGGCGGCATGGTGAGAGTGAGATGGCGACTCAGGCGCTGGAATCCTTGATGGACTATCAGCTTCAGATTGGTGGAAACATTGTCCCACTATTTATGTGGCTCTTCGATCCCATCAAATACAGTGTTGGTTGGATTGGGCATTACTGGGACAAGGAAACGATACAGTGCAGAAAGCGCGTGACGCAGCCGAAACGCTTCATGGGTGTTGTTATCCCAGGAACCGAAGAAACCGTTGACGTTGTCGAGGAGGTGATTGGGTACGAAGGAAATCGAATCTACAATATTCGCCCGCAGGACGCGTTCCCAGATCCACGTGTCAGCATGTGGAATTTCCAGAAGGGGGAGTTCTTCGGTCGGTATTTTGAACTGTCGTGGAGTGAGATCGCTGCGGGTGCTCGTAGTGGGAAATATTTCAACACTGCCGAGTTGCGCAAGTCTACACAATACGGGGACAACGCGCGCGATAAGGGTAGTAGCGCAATCACAGTACTTCCAGACTCGGATAATGAGTATCTATCCGTTGGGGAAGGTGAGAATTCTGTTCGCCCGGTGGTTAAGGCGTATGAACTTTACGTTAAGGTTTTCCCACAAGAGTGGAAATTGGCTGACAGCGATCGCGAAGAAATCTGGGTGCTTACGTGTCGTGCTGACGACTATACTGTTTTCGGCGCCCAGCCGCTTGGCCTCTATCACGGTAAGTTTCCAATTGATGTGTTAGAGCAAGAGCCGGAGGCATACGATCTTTTTTCGCGCTCAATGATGGAGGTGATGAAACCGATCAACGATTCAATCACCTGGCTTGTGAATAGCCATATGTATAATGTGCGAGCTGCATTGAACAACCAACTTGTCTACGATCCGTCGATGGTGAACTCCAAGGATCTAGAAAGTCCCACGGCTGGTAAACGCATCCGTTTGAAACCTGCGGCGTATGGTCGCGACGTTCGCACGATTCTTGCGCAACTCCCTGTTGTTGACGTTACTCGTGGTCATATAAACGACATGCAGATCATGGCGGATATGCTTCAACGTCTGACTGGTGTTGGTGATAATGTGATGGGGATGTTGAATAGTGGTGGGCGCAAAACCGCAACGGAAGTGCGACAATCCGCCAGCATGGGGATTAATCGGTTGAAGACTGTGTGCGAGTTTTTCTCAGCAATGGGATTTGCGCCAATGACGCAAAAACTTTTGCAGCAAACTCAGCAATTTTACAGTCGCGAGCAGCAGTTTCGGATTGTCGGAGATGCTGCCAACTTTGCGCCCGGATTTGCCAACGTTACACCAGAGACGATCGCGGGTTTTTACGATTATATTCCTGTTGACGGAAGCATCCCAATTGATCGTTACGCGCAAGCAAATCTGTGGCAACAGATGCTCGCCCAAATCAGTAAGGCGCCACAAATTGCTGGACAGTACGATCTTGGGCGCATTTTCGCTTGGGTTGCCAGTTTAGCGGGGTTGAAGAACGTCCAGCAGTTCCGGATCCAAGGAACCAATCCACAACAACTCGCGCGCCAGGTTCAGGCTGGAAACGCAGTTCCACTCGAGCAAAGCCAACGTGACTTGGGTCTTCCGCCGAATCAAATGCAAATACCTGGAATGGGACAAACAGCATGAGTCTTGAATTTTCACCTGGAGAGTTGGTTCGCGCTTGGGAAGAATTGCACCAGAATATTGCGTGGAAAGTTCTTCTTGAAGCGGTGAATATTCAGCGCAGCGTTCGGCAAGATATGATTATGCGGGAAGCGACAACCCCAGATAACATTTACGAGCGGGAACAAATTCGTGGTGAGTGGGCCGGTCTTGCACTCGTTACGGAATATGCAGATACTCTTTACGAGACTGCTCAACAAGACCTTTCTGTGATTCTTAAGGAGAGTGAAAATGTGGATCAAAAAGTATAGCCTGTTTGAAGAAGCAGAATCAACGATAAGTGTTGGCGCCCCAGCAGCCGAGGCGACACCGCAGGAGCCTAGCGCCCCTGTTGAAGAATCGTTTACTGATTCTGAAGTTGACTGGCAGGATTTGAGTGAGGATGCCGATGAGTCGTCTGAGGATTGGAGTGGGGAAGAACCCCCTGCCACCATCGACGAACCGTCAGCACAGCCCACCGCTCCTGAGACAACTCCAGCAGTTGAAACCCCGGCAGCGGAACCAGAAGTTATCCAGCCGGAAGTCGTGGCGCCAGAAGTACAACCACAGCAGCAGCTCACCCCAGAACAGGTTCGTGAGGCAGAAAACGCGTATGTAACGCAACTTGCCAATTTGTACCGATTCGATGAGGAAACTGCGCTTAAGTTGCAAACTGAGCCGGAAAATGTTTTACCAGCACTGGCCGCAAAAGTGCATCTTGATGTTATGAAGACTGTGCTTGGTCAAGTACGTTCTTTACTGCCGCAGCTGATGCAAACGCAAGCACAGGCGAATGAGCGGGAAGTTGGCGCGAAAAGTCAATTCTTTGGGGCGTGGCCGGAGCTGAAAGGCTTTGAGTCGCAAGTGTTGGAAGTCGGCAAGATGTATCGCCAGATGAATCCAACCGCACCCGCTGATGAAGCAATTAAGCGTATCGGAGAAACTGCTATGGCTGCGTTGGGTCTCCAGCGTAAGCAAGTTGATACTACAGCATCCTCTGTGCAAACCGCCCCCGCATATCGTCCGTCAGCCCCCGGCAGAGTAACCGCCCCGGCATCGTCTCCCACTGAGTGGGACGAGCTACTTGTTGAAGATGATTGATTTAAAGGAGTATTAAAATGGCTGCAATTGCTGGACTTCGTGGTACTGGGGATTGGGCGACTGACGAACGTCCCAAGAATTTCCGTGAAACAATTCTGTGGCGTGATCCGAACGGGATGACTCCACTGACGGCCCTGCTGTCCAAGGCCAAAAGCGCGTCGACTGATGATCCGGAATTCGCCTGGTGGGAAGAGCAGTTGAATCTGATTCGTGTGCAATCGGATGCAACTGGCCTGAGCGCGTCTTCCACATCCCTCGGTCTGACGGGCGGTGGTCTTGATCTTGTGCCTGGCGACTTGCTGCTGGTTGAAAAGACTGACGCAACGACATATGACAATGAAATCGTGGAGGTGTCGAGCGTTACGACCGACACTGCGATCGTTGTCAAGCGTGGTCAATGCGGTACATCCGCTGCAACGACCGGCGTTTCGTTCTACGCGACCAAGATCGGCAACCGATATGCTGAAGGCACGGCCAGCCCCAGTGTGTCGACCCGCAATCCGACCAAGGTTTACAACTTTTGCCAGATCTTCAAGACGGCCTATGAAAGTACGAGAACTGCAACGCAGACAAAAACTCGTACTGGCGATTCTCTGAAGAACGACAAGCAGCGCAAGATGTTCGACCATGCCGTTGCGATGGAACTTGCCTTCCTGTATGGCGCGAAGAACGAAACGACTGGTGCGAACGGCAAACCGATGCGGACGACTGGCGGTCTGCGTCAGTTCATCACGACGAACCGTACGGTGTTTTCCACCACGCCAACGGTGAATTCGTTCCTGGATGCAATCTATCCGGTGTTTGATTTTGCCGGCTCCGGCGCTGGAAACGAGCGTATCATCTTCGCCGGCAATGGTGCGTTGAACACGCTGAACAAGGTCATCGGCGCGAACAGCAACGTAGAAATTCAGTACGAAGGTACGATCAAAACTTACGGGATGCAGCTGCAAAGCTTTGTCACTCCGCAGGGTATCTTCTACCTTAAGACCCACCCGTTGTTGAACACCCATGCGCGTTATACTAACAGCATGTTTGTCATTAACCCGGCCGGCTTGCGGTATCGCTATGTCATGGATACCAAGGCGCAGGACAATATTCAGGCACCCGATCAAGACTCCAAAAAGGGTCAATGGATCTCGGAATGCGGTCTGGAATTGAACCACGAGCGCACCTTCGCGTATCTGGGCAATATGACATTTCCTTGATGTTTGAACTCCTTGCCCCCAGAGTTCGGGGGCAAGTTTAACTGGGACATGAAAATGAATCCTTCAGTGTTTATTGGAATACCAAGTGGTAGTGACTGGAAGGCGGACTTCGGAATGAGTCTTGCTGGGTTGATGGCGTCGGCTGGACAACCACTTAAGAATGGTGGGCGCATCGAGCGGATACAGTTGTGGAACACGAAAGGTAGCATTCTTTCGCGCAGTCGTCACGTTCTAGCGAAGAAGGCTATTGAACTTAAATGCTCGCATCTATTGTTCGTGGACAGTGATATGACATTTCCAAATTGGATGTTGCATCAGTTGCTTTCGTCCAATCGGCAGGTAATTGGCGCCAATTGTGTGGTGAAATCGACGCCAAGTAATCCAACCGCACGGACAAAAGGCTTAACTGCAACAGGTGATCTTGTTGACAGCAACACACAAAAAGGTTTGCAGCAGGTGTGGAGGGTTGGTACTGGTGTTATGCTCGTGGAGACGCGTGTTTTTAACTCGCTCCCACAGCCGTGGTTTGATATTCCGTGGAATGAAGAGTTGCAGGATTATACTGGCGAAGACTGGACGTTTTGCAATCGCTTAGAGGCTGCTGGAATTCCTATCTGGATTGATCACGATCTTTCCAGACACATCGGACATGTCGGATCATTTACCTACACGCATGAACATGTGAAGTCGGAATAACTATGCCCGTTTCAGTTTCGCACATTAAGAACGTCACTATTCCAGATTCTACGAATAGTGATATTGTTCGTCCGTCTGATTGGAATTCTGCACATAGTGTGGTGTTTCAACCGTCTGGTGCGGAACTGCTGCCGGCGTTTAGCAACGGTGGGAACGTTTCATTCGGAACGAATACTGGCGGTTTCATTACAGCGTCTGCTCCGAGCGGTGGGGTCGGCGGCGTGGCGATGTCGGCTGGAACACAGTCGGTAAATACTGGTACCGTTGGATTTGCGAACTCAAATGGTATCAGTTTTGGCATGTCTGGATCGAGTCAGATTACAGCGAGTCATAATGGGTTAACAACTGCGCGCTCGAGCAATGACGCTGTTGGATTAAACACGGCATTAACCGCTAACGGGATAGCGTGGACTGTGAACAGTAGCGGTCTTTCGTTGAATGTCCCAGCATTTCTAACGACTGCAGCGTTGAGTGACCACAGTCATGGAAACCCGTCTCTTGCGTTGACAAATATCAGCGGAACGACTGCTTCAGCTTCCAATGGTTTGACGATCAGTCTATCCGCCAACCCTGCTGGTGGTGCTGACGGTTTCAATCGGCTGTCGGCAGGTACTCAACTAGCAGGTTCTGCAACAACTGTCAACTTTGCAAACTCGAATGGCATTTCGTTCGGGATGTCGAACAGCAGCCAGATAACTGCAAGCCATAATGGTTTAACGACTGCAATGGTGAGTAACGCAAGTACTGCTTTTGCAGCGACCGGATTCACAACGACAACAGTTGCTGGTGCTGTTGTCGCGGGCACGCACGATACTGCCGGTTTGAAGCTCGCAGTTCCATCGTATCTTACGACTGCGCGCGCGAGTAATGATGCGATAGGATTAAACACTGCTCTAACTGCGAATGGCGTTGCATGGACTGTAAATAGCAGCGGCATTAGTCTGAACGTTCCCGCATTCTTAACGACTGCCGCCCAAAGCAACCACAGTCATGGGAATCCAACGCTGGCACTGACAAATTTAAGTGGCACCACGGCATCTGCATCGAATGGTTTTACATTAAGTCTGTCTGCTGCGGCACCTGGTGGTGGTGGAGGGATCGCTCTTGCGAACTCGCAGACAACGTACACCTCTGGAACGGCGTTGTTGAGTGCGGCGGGCGGCGCGATTACAATTGCTAGCAACACTGGACAACGCATAGACTTTTCAGTTCCAGCGATCTCTAGCCTAGTTGCAACTGGCGCTTTAAGTATGTCCATAACCGGTAGTACCATTTCATTAGGGCTACCAAACCTCTCAGCATATGCAGTTAGCAACACCACGCAATCGTCCTCTGGATCGTTTTCAGCACAGGCCATCTCATTCCATGGGGCTGGTGGTGTAAGCGTGGGCGTTAGCAATAACTCGGTGATTATTTCTGGCGCAACGGGTGGTGGCGGCGGAGGCGGAATTACGTATTCCGGCTATCAACCATTCCCGGCTGGGTTTGAAATAGTCGCCGGCCAGAAGGGGCAGAATACGTTCCACATCCAGCCGATGTTGGGCGTCCCGGCGTTTCAATTCGACCACTTGCGAATTCCAGTAGTATTCACAGGCACGTCCAACTCGTCTGGAAGTTTTACTGTTACGATGAATTTTGGTGTGTACACACGAAATGCTGCCACCCTATCGCTCCTTCACAGCACATCGTACAGCACAGCGGTGACCATGTCTGGTACTGTTGGTAGCTATTCACTTTTTGCTGGCATGCGAAATCTGCAAATTCCATGGACGTCAACATTTGCAGAAAGCGATTACTGGGTTGGTGTTGGCTCGAGAACGACAACTGGTGGCGCTGCCGGTATGACGATGAGTCAGTTTATAGTCTCACAAATCAACTCGAACGTATCGGGGCTTTTTGGCTCTGCCGTCAACGGCTCCCTCGGACTAACGCAGGGACTTGGATCATACTCGGTAACAACTGCCGGCATACCTTCAGCCATTCCATTTTCACACATTCAAGCCAGCGGATCTGAGCACCTCAGACCGCCAGTGTTTAACTTTTTAAGTGGCACAGTATAGGAAACGTTCACATGACCCCACAAATTATTGCGCAAGACTACGGCGCTCACAACCAAATGCTTGACGAAGCTGTGCGGCGGCTCGACTATTCTGGCGTCTATAAAGATCTGTCCACGATTGTTGTGATTCCAGGCTTTGGACAAATGCCGACGAAGTGCGTCTCAAGTTGGATGAACTTGATTGCGCCACCAAACCAGAAACTCTACCGTATGTGGGCGCTTGGGATGGAGGTCGGGGAGGCGTTTAGCCAGACAATTGGCAACATCTTGTCGCATCCAGACTTGGCTCAATTCAAATACTTGTTGACAATGGAGCACGATAATACTCCGCCTCCCGATGGATTGGTGAAACTGCTAGCACGCATGGAAGCACATCCAGAATTTTCATGCATTGGCGGCCTCTACTGGACAAAGGGAGTTGACGGTGTGCCGCAAATTTGGGGCGATCCTCGCGCCGCCGACCAGCCAAACTTCCGCCCTCAACGCCCGATTCCAGGAGAACTCGTGGAGTGTGTTGGCACCGGCATGGGTTTCAACCTTTGGCGACTAGATATGTTCAAAGACGCGCGTTTACGCAAGCCATGGTTCAAAACCATTGCAGATGCATCTGGTGTTGGTACGCAAGACCTCTACTTCTGGGGGAATGCGCGGCAGTATGGGTATCGTTGTGCGATCGACTGCGATGTGCTTGTCGGCCACTACGATCTTGAAGGTAAATTTGGTCCGGGAGACACAACATGGTAAGGCTGGATTTGGGATGTGGTAAGAACAAAATTCAAGATGCTGAGAATCCGTGGCTTGGTGTTGACGCCATTAACTTCGACGGTGTTGATCTTGTTGCAGACTTGCGGGAAGTTTGGCCGTGGGAGGCAGAGAGTGTTGATGAAGTTCACTGTTCACACTTTCTGGAGCATTTGACTGGTGAGCAGCGTATTCATTTCTTTAATGAGCTGTATCGAGTGCTGAAGCCTGGCGCAACTGCCAGAATTCTCACCCCACATTGGAGTCATGAACGTGCATATGGCGACCCAACCCACCAATGGCCGCCTGTTTGCAGCTGGTCATACTTCTACCTCGAGCGTAGTTGGCGGGATGTGAATGCCCCACATTGCGCATATACGTGCGATTTTACATACGTACTTACCGGCATGCATGACCCCAACGATCAGTGGGTCGCATTTCGCAACCTGGAAACAAAACAAATCATGATGAGTCGAAACATTAATACAGTGACTGACATGATTGCAGTTCTAACGAAGCGCTAACATGGCTTTTCAAAGTACCGGATTCCAGATAGACGCATTCCAGCAGTTTGAGGAGGAAGTTGCTTTTGCTGTTTGGGTTCCTGATGGACCGACATTCGCATCGTGGGCGAGCGAGTTGCAAATTGATGCTGGTTGGGATTTGGCACTACCGACCAGCAACTCTTGGTCGAAGGCGAACAAACTTACCGATGATTGGGTAGATGATCTACCTACGGATGGTAACTGGAATTCTTAATTTCGTGGGGTAAGTAATGATTAAGAGTAAAGTTGTAGATTTGATTAAATCACGTCTTGGTAACCGAACAGATACTGGCATTGACGCTAAGATTGTTGCGGAACTTGACGCTGCACAAGAGGCATTGGAGCGTTTCGGGGACTTCACTCCGTGGTTCTTGCTGAGTGAAACCGCCACATATACGACCGTGGTCGGTGAATCACGTGTGCCGATCCCAGACGACATGTTGCAGGAGTATGAGGAGGGAGCACTATTTTATCTTGGTGAGGTTCTAGATAAGTATGAGTATGATGCGCTTCGTTCCAAATACTACGGACTTTCCGGTGCACCCGAAGCCTATGCACTGGTGAATGACTACTTCATCCTTTTCCCAACGCCTGATGCGGCATACTCAATTGACATGAAGTACTACATGAAGGATGCGTTGATAAGTACGATCAGTGACACTGGAGAGAATCGTTGGTTAAAGGAAGCATCTTCGTGGATTATCGCGCGCACAGGAACAGCAATTGCGCGATTCATAAAGGATACCGAGGCTGCGGCCCTCTTCGCTTCCGATGAGCAGCGCGCCCAAACTGATGTATACAAACGTCATATTGATCGCATGGAACGTAATGTCGATCGTCAATCTGGAGATGAGTGATGGGACTTGAAACTGGAACATATGTCGAAGATCTGGTTGCGACAAATCCTGTCGGGACGGATGCAAAGAGCGCTGGAGACGACCACTTTCGTCTAATTAAAAGCGTACTAAAAGCAACGTTTCCAGGAATGTCGGGAGCGTTGCTTCGTGTGCTGCTAAAGAGCGCAAATTACACGCTACTTGCTACCGATAACACAGTTCTTGTTGATTGTAGTGCGGCACTTACGCTAAGTCTCACTGCTGCCGCTACTCTCGGGAACAAGTGGCTTATAGTCGTGTCATCGAGAGGCGGCGATGTGTTAATCGACCCGAATGGGGCAGAGACGATCAATGGCGCCACAACTCTCACCTTGCCCAAGGGGTCGTTCGCATTTGTGTGGTGTAACGGGTCGACATTTTATGCGGTTACACTTCCGGAAAACGCAACGAAAGTGGGCGCAAGCACAACATCTGGAACCCTCATCTTTGCGGATGCTGGAAAGTGCGTAAAGCTTTCGGCAGGCATCACCATACCTGCAAACGTCTTTAACGAAGGGGATGTGGTTTCCCTTTACAATGATACTTCCGGTTCGTTAACAATTACACAAGGCGCAAGTTTAACGCTTCGACGTGTTGGTTCATCCGATACGGGGAATAGGACGCTTACGCAACGCGGACTAGTATCTGTGTGGTTTGTATCAGCGACAGAAGCTGTGATTTCAGGTGGCGGCTTAAACTAATGAGTGCTCTACATGCGTTATTTCTCGGCAATGGTGGGGGCTGTCAGAAGTTGGAATTTGACAATAGCAATCCTGTCTATGTGGTGGATGGCTATTTTAGCAACGCGTATATGGTTATCAACAGTGATGGCACTATTGACTACAGCTCCGGTTCTGGCAGCGGAATTACCGGCCCGAACGTCTATACTGCGACTGAGCGCGTTGGGGCGGGCAGTTGCTTTGAGTGCCGTGCAAACATCACTGGGTGGACAGACGGTTCACCTTTTTATGTTAATGGTGTTTTGGTTACGGCAACTGGCTACACCCCTTGGTTTGCGCTCGATAGTGGTGGTGGAATACTTACGGACTTTCAAACGAATCCAAACGAACTTTCTGGTGTGTTATATATCCGAAACAAGGTCACGCTGGAAGAGATCTCCGTGGCTTTCACGCTTGGTATGCATCTTTAAAGTGGAATAAAATGCCAGCAGATTTAATGTGGATAACGACGCAAAACCTCGCATGGCAGGGAGTGCAGGAGTTCGTCGGGTTAATAAGCCGATTTATTGGCGGATCATTTGATCTTTTGTCTACCGGTGAAATTACCAAGAGTTATGCCGGATTTTCTTGTCCTTCTGCATTTTTGTATTCAGTGGGTAGCGGCGCTGGTGCCGACTATGAAGCGCGCGCTATTTGTGACGGAACGCCTAGCTCTGCCACCTTTGATGGCACAGATATTGTGGGTGCTTGGTCTACCTGGAGAACCTTGGATGCCACACGTACACTTGACCTTCCAGGAAGTGGTTCAACTGGTTCAGCCGGTGGAACAATAGAGATCAGACATAAGGTCTCATTGTACACTATTTCTGCAACATTCTCAATGGAGTACGATTAACATGCTTGCACTTACGTTTTACACTACTCGTTTTTCTCGCCCTGAATTTGCTGGGCGCGCCTTCGGCCCTGTGATTGTGATCAAGCCGGAATATCGCAACGATCGTGGGTTGTTGGAGCATGAGCGTGAACATGTTCGACAATTCTGGTCGCACTTTCCAGTCCACGGTTTGCTTTATGCGCTATCGAAAAAGTATCGGCTGCGCATGGAAGTTTTGGCGTATCGTAAACAGCTGCTGTTCTACCCCGATGACAGAACCACGCTTTTTGCCGGCTACATCGCATCGAAATACGGCTTGAATATTACGGGAGCTCAAGCCTACGAACTGTTGCGCGGTTAAATGCGGAGTTGTCATGCAATCGGAAATAGACGGGATTAAACACGCTGTAGAATGCTCCAAAGGTTGGCATAGTTGGTTTCCGTTTGCCGCATTGATGGTGCGCGACTCAGTTCCACCAAATCGACCAATGACCACTCGACTGTTGGAGCAGATTTTCGTAGCAGTCATTGCTGGTGGTGGATCGGCATATGGCGTAAGTGATGTGGCGTTTGCACGACAAGCGGAACAGATTAGATTCTTGTCTGAACTTAATGCCATGCAGAATCGTGCACTTCAAGAGCAGTTGCGACAGACTGAAGATCGCCTTACTGCGCAAATTGTGGAATTGAGAGCGAGGCAACTTAAATGACACTTAGAGAAGTTCAAACGGCATTTACTAAAATGGTTCCGAGACTAATCGATCATGCGTTTTCACTTGGCTATGAGGTTACTCTTGGTGATGCGTTTCGTGATGAGCGTGTTCATGGCGCATTCGGCGTGAAACTTGGGTACGGCCATCCGAAAAGTGGGCATAAAAAGCGACTCGCAATTGATTTGAATCTATTTCGTGACGGTGATTTTCTCGAAGGTACTGATGAGCATCGAGAACTCGGCGAATGGTGGGAAAAGCAGCACCCACTAGCACGTTGGGGTGGTCGCTTCAACGATGGCAACCATTACAGTTTTGAATATGAAGGAGTGCGGTAATGAATCCACTATTGCTTGGTCCAATTTTTGAATTCGCCAAGACCATTCTTGACAAGTTCATTGAAGATCCGGACAAGAAACGTCAAGCAGAAATGTCCCTGATCACGATGGCCGCGCAGGGCGAACTTCAGCAGGTGATCGCACAGCTTGAAATCAACGCAAAGGAAGCTGTCCACCCTAGTGTATGGGTTGCCGGTTGGCGCCCAGCTTTTGGATGGGTCGGTGCACTTGCATTTCTGTATTCGACCGTTGCACAACCGATGCTTGTCTGGTACGGCACTGCCCATGCGTGGCCTGTTCCGCCAGACATTAACATGGATTTATTGTGGGTTGTAATCACAGGTATGTTGGGCATTGGCGGTCTGCGCACTTTTGAAAAATCTAAGGGAGTGTCGAAATAATGGGCTGGTTTCGCGTCGCAGATTTTGACAGCAATGGCGGGGCAGCTGGCGACCTACCTCCACACAGCCTGCCGCCCAACGTATTCACAGACGCTTTAAATGTGAGTTTTGTGGATGGTGCAATGGAGCGATCGCAGGGCCTTGGCGACTACGCCACGCCTCCGATTGTTCCGTATTTCGTGTTATCTACGCAAGATAATGCAGCTGTTCGTCGTGCATTTATCGCAGGGCTAACGGCAATCCACTCCTATGCTGGCGGCAGTTTTTCAGACGTTACTCGCACCTCTGGCGGCGCATATACTGCAGGAGTGGAAAATGAGTGGACTGGTGGCGTACTCCATGGAATCCCATTCAT